CTAATACCTTTACCCAAGTCACCGGTACGAGCAGTCTCTACGCCACCAACAATGGCCGCAGCCGTCATCGGATCAATAGCGCCGCCAGAGAAGTAACTAATTCCCGCACCGATGATCGTCGGCAGCAGCTTCTTCAGGAAGTTGGCTTCAGGCAGACCCGTTTCCGGGTTGATGGTCAGCGAGCCGCCTTGTGCCCTGGCAAGTGCTTGCAACCCACGGACTTCGCCGGGGGTCATGTGGACAAGCATCGTATCGCCGTTGCGACCCCGAGAGGCCATGTGGTCGGCTAGAACAGCAAGGCTCATGTGCGCCCCTTGGAATTGATTGGGTTCATTTTAGGTCGTTTGGGTGCTTAGCGGCTGATCTCTTCCCAGTCCACAGAACCGAGAACCTGATCACCGTTGGATGCAGCCGTACAGGCCAGCGTCAACTCATAAGCGGTCGGAGTAAAAGGGTCGCGCTCAAGCTGCGAGGCAAACAAAGCCTCTTTCAAAATGTCCACGCTGTTGGACCCTTGGTTGGACCCTTGGAAAAAACCTGTTGCCAAGATGCGCCCGCCGGTACTGGAGAATGAGGTTCCCGTAATGTTGTATTCCACTGCTGAATTTGTGCCCGCGCTCACCCATGTGCCGCCAGTCGTGGTGCCAGACGCCACAACTTCCCACTTGTAGTTGGCGTTGTTGGTGATGCCCAGAATAGATACCGCCGTCAAGATGGCGATGGCGTCAAGCCGAGTGGACTTAAGCCGGATCGACACCACGGGGTAGAACGTACCGGCAGTGGTCAATGTTTTGGGGCTTGTGATGGTGTTACCAGCAGACAACTGCGCGCCACGCAACTCGTAGCCGCCTTCGGAGATCACAGTCGAGCACACCTGTTTAAGCGTGCTGGCCCCGGTGGTCGCCGCCATATTGGTCATCTCATACCGCAGCGGCAAAGAAGCGGTGGTGATATAGGTGGTGTTGACCAGATTGGCGTGGTCAAAGTTGTGGCACGGGACAAATGCCCCGTTGATGATGAAGCCGGTACGCACAGTGCCGAGGCCCAACCATTCGATGTCCATGTACAGAATCTGCGCCTTGGAGGAGTCCAGTGTCAGGCCAGACGGGCCGGTGCCGTCCAGTGGGTCTTGGTTCCAATCTGCCTGCGCCACACGGGTGTTGATCAGAGCGCCTGTCACGCTGCTGCGCTCGACCATGTAGTTGGTTGAGCCTTCGCGCTCAAAGTAAATGCCGTTGGCCGCACCGTAGTAGCCCGCACGTTGGCGTAGGTTGGCCTTGGCAGTACCAAACACAAACGTGTTCATCACCAACAGGCTCTTACCCGGCTGATACGAAAAGACTTTGATGGTTTCCCGAATGATCTGGTCGCCACTGGCCGAGCCAACCGTCAGGTCCATCAGACCTTCATTGGCGTTAAACGTTGCCGCTGCGGTGCCGGTTATGCTGTTGACCCACAGGTTGTTGTCCGCATAGCGGTGGGATGAGTCAAACAAGGTCAGCGGGTTGCTGACCCGCAGCCGCCCAAAGGCGTCTACGTTAGTGCCGCCGATGGAAATGGGGATGGGTGTAGTTGTAGTCACGAGGCCCCTCAGCAGTGCGTCGAGTCGGTTGAAGTACAGGCGCAGGACGTTGTTGAACTGCTCGTGGTAACGCGACTCGTACGCAGTTGGCGCCAACGGCAGGTTGGGCGGTGCCGGGACGGTGACATTCTCGATAAGGAAACTCATCTGCGTCCGTCCGGCCTAATATCGATGCGGGGCGCGCCAAGCTGCCATGCCGTACCCAGTTGGTTGGAGTCGATTTTGAAGATCATCTGCCGCCCACGCACGCGGGTGTAAATCTGCCCGGTGAACTCTTCGGTGATGACGTACGTGCTGCCCTTGACGACAGCTTGCCCCGCGTTATCGATAGAGCCTGAGCCGGAGTTGTACAGCCCATAGAGCGTCATGGTGACGGTGGGCGTGTTGGCCGTCGAGTTCTCAAACGTCAAGTCAGGCAGTATGCGCCAGACAAACCCGAAGTTGTGCCCGTCACCGATGTCGAACTCAGACGACGAAATGTATGCGTTGATGGCGGTGGGGGTGCCCGTTTCGTTGTTGTCCAAACCCTCTTCGTGGTTGACCAAAAGCCCCGTCTGAGCAGTGGAGTTATAGGTCGCCGCTATCGGGAAGTCGCGCAAACCAGAGTCAAGCCACGCTGTGCGGGCCAGTGTGCCGTAGTACCAGATTTTTTCGACGTAGTTGTAGACGACGTACTTGTCTACGGTGGTCGAGTTTTCGGAGCAGTAGAACCACCAGACCTCGTTGAAGCCTTCGTTCGTACCGGCAAAGACCTGGGCCGACTGTGCGGCGTTAAAGTCTTGGAAAACATAGCGGCGCAGATCGCAGTTGAGCGTCTGCACGCGACCATCGTAGGCGTAGAACTTGTCCACGCCCATCCAATACACAACACCCGAGGCGATAACCGCCGCGTTGGGGCCGACAATGGAGATGTTGTTACCCAGAAGCTGAGCGCCCCAGAAGATCGGTGCGTCCAGATATTGCAGCGAGTAGATGGACGAGTCAGTGAAGACAACAATTTCCTGACGGGCCTGAACAGCCGTGACGATCTCAGAGCCGTGCGACAGGCGCAGGCTACCCGCTTGGTTGGTCGCCGCCGGGGTCCAGTTCAGTGCGTCTTCTTGGTCGGACCACCGAATCAACATCGGGTCGAGCGTCGGGGAACCATAGTCGTTGCAACCCATCGCAAACACGAAGCGGTTGATGTCCGAAACAAAGATGTTGTTTTGAAAAGTCGGCACATCTGACGCGCCACTGGTAGTAGCCAAGTTGTAGCCGCGAACCCCAACACCCGTGGTGGCGTCCCAGTAATAAATACCGCCCCCGCGCGGGCCGAAGATAAGGTCTTCGCCCCAGTTACTCTGGCTCCACAAGCGTATGGCGGTGTTAGACGTGCCACCAATACCCCAAGCGCCAATCCCCCAACCGCCCGCACCCCAACCCGTTAGTGGGATAGCGAACGACGGCCCGGTGTTGATCTGATAAGCGGCAGATACCGACGCTCCACCACCCGGAGAACCGGCAATCGCTGTAGCGTTTGGCACCACAGAGATCGTGATCGTGTAGGTGTTGGAGTTGATGACGGTGACCTGAAACTCTTGGTTCAGGACCGCTGCGGTCACGTTGGTTCCTGCACCGCCAATATCAACAGCACCGCTGAAGGTCACAAAGTCGCCCGTGACGCAGCCGTGCCCCGTGTCTGTCACCGTGACCGTGGTTGAGGCGGTCAGTGCAAACGGGTTGTTGTTGATCGTGACCGTATCACGGATGGGCGTGATGTCGTTGTAGATGCCGCCGCGCTCAATATAGAACTTCAGGTTGGTGCCAACGCCAATCAGGTTCAAACCACCAAGCGTCACCCAATTCCACAAGGAACGGCACACACCCAAGAACGTGCTTGCGGAAATGCGCTGCCATCCGCCGATGATCTCGGGGTTGCCCTGGCGGAAGCGAACTTTGTCGCACTCGTACCAGCCACCCTCGGTGGTGTACCGCGTGTTCTCGCGGTTGACTCCGGGTTTGAACAGGATTTTCTGTAGTGGCATAACCGTATTCTCGTGTCAAGACAAGAAAAGGGCAATCTCTGCCTCGCGGCGTTTTACCAGACCCGGCAGGACTTTGCCACCACCTTTGGTCCACTGGCGGAAAGCGTCTGCCGCTCCCTCCCAGTCGTCCCGGTTGGCCCGCATCCTGATCTGGCTGCGCTGCAAGTTGCCTAGCCCTGCATTAAAGGCAAAACTGACCAGAGCGTCAAAGCTGCCTTGACGGCCAAATACGCCGGGAACAAGTCGAAGAACACCGCGTTCAAAAGTCCCGACATCATCACGGAATAGTTCGTCGATCTCCGTCTTAGTCCAGACACGGCTGTCCTCCGGCTTCAGCGGGAACTCAGAGCGGAGCATCCCGGTATACCCTTCTTTGCGGATAACCGGGAGCCTGATCTGCTCTTGGTATAGGACATGGCCGTAGCCAATCGTCCAGATGTGGGCAGGGCAAAGGTAG